TTTTCTGTTGTTACATGAAAAGCATTTGGTTTTGCAGATGCATCCCAAGCAACAGCATTTGATGATGAAGTAAGTGCTTGCTGTCCAACATTTGCAGCACCGCTAAAAGTAACAACTCCAGCAGATGAAATTGCCATAGCATCTGCATCTGAAGCTGATCCTATTTGACCACCGTCTGCTATTTTAATATCATGATTAAATACAGCCGTACCAGCATCAGACATATCTAAAGTTAACGCTGTAATAGCAGAGCCATTATCATCACCTTTAAAAATAATATCTTTATCCTGTACACCTGAAGTTACTACAGCATCACTAGAACTATTTGTAAATGATAATATTGTTGTGCCACCATCTTTAATATTAACATCAGCACCATCGGCATCTAAATTAATATCTGCAGCAGCATCGATTGTTAAATTATTAGCACTAATAGTCATGTCAGTGCCATCACCTTCAATTTTTTCTGAATCACCACCAAAAACTATTCCAACATTATTTGGAATATGTACATCTGATGTAGCTGTTAAATTAATTTTAGCTCCAGAAGTAATTGTTAAATCTGTGCTATCACCTTCAATTTTTTCACCAGATCCAAAAGTAATACCAACGTTTGCTGGTATAACTACGTCAGCTGTTGCTGTTAAATTAATATTATTACCAGTGATAGTTAAATCTGTACCATCACCTTCAATTTTTTCTCCGTCATCACCAAAAGTTAAACCTATATTTGCAGGGATATTTATGTCACCATTTGATCCAACTTCAAAAGTAATATCTGTACCGTCTCCTGAAATTGTTTCTTCAGCAGCCCCCAACATAATCTTTTTACCTGAAGCCATTAAAAATGCTGAAACATCTCCATCAAATCTTGCAACTTCAGTAGAAGATCCACCATCATTAACTTTAAATATTAAATCTTTATTAGAAGTAGCAGTTTCTATTATGAAGTCGGTTGAACTATTTGTAAAAGTAGCAATCGATGTACCACCATCTTTAAAAATTATATCACCGCCATCTGCATCAAGAACTATGTCTGTAGTTGCATCAAGTGTAATAGTAGAGCCTGAATCTATTTCTGCAATTACAGGTGTAGTTAAAGTTTTATTTTCTAGTGTATCTGTAGATACTAACGATACTAAAGTTGAATTAGAACCAGCTGGTAATAACATTTCATTTGTAACAGCTGCTGAGTGTGGTTGAGATTTTAATATTTGTCCGTGGGAATTAGACTCACAATTAAATTGTATTGCACCTGCATTTGTATTACCTCTAACAGTTACATGGCCTGTTCCTTTTGCTTCAATTTCTAAATCAATATTAGAATCACCACCAGTTGCTGATAGTTTCGGTGCATTACCTGTTGCAGCATTTGTTATATCAAATTGATTAACTGCTGAACTAGTTGTTTGAAATATAATTTGTTCATTACCATTTTCATCATTAATACCATGAGCATCATCAAAAGCTATGTTAAAACTATTAGTATCTAAATCTGCACCTAGCTGTGGTGATGTATCTTCAACCACATTAGATATTGCAGCACCAGTAGCTGCAAGTCCTGATACAAGAGTACTTCTTGTAATTTTTTTAAGGCCACCACCTGAAGTATCTACTGCTAATAGTACATCATCATTAGCAACTGTAGAAATTTCTGTTAAAGATGTAGCTGCTACTGAATTAAAGTTTGTACCATCTGCAATCAATAAATGACCTGCAGTGTTTGTGCCCATAGTAATATCATCACCAGATACTGTAAGATCTCCAGCAATTGTAACATCTGCACCACTAAATGTTAATGCAGTTGTAGTTCCTGATTTAATAATTAAATTTCCTGATGTGTTTGTTGCACTACCAAAAGTAGTACCTCCATCTTTAAAAAATATATCTCCACCATCTGCATCTAATATAATATCAGCACCACCATCAATAGTAAAATCTCCACTGTCAGATATTGTGCTTCCATTTATTGTAATATCATCAACTGTTAAAGTTGTAAGAGTACCAACTGATGTAAGGTTAGGCATTGCAGTAATTTCATCATCAAAGTATGCAGCTAAATCTGTAACTGCAACTTGTACCATTGTACCATTATCATTTAATACAACTCTATCTGCATCTGCAACTGTTGTAGATGTAGCTGAGGTATCTCCATCAACTATGTTTAATTCTGCTGCAGTTGAGGCAATAGCTGTACCATTGTAATTAATAGCATCAACATGTGCTGTACCATCTACATATAAGTCTTTAAACTCAAGAGAGGAAGTTCCTAAGTCTATGTCATTATCTGTAATAGGTACAATAGCACCATCTTGTATTCTTAACTGCTGTACAGCAGCTGATGATACTTCTACATAAAATTCTAAGTGATTATTACTTGTGTCTACAAGTATTTTATTTAATGAATCTGCATCTCTAAGTGTAGTTACAGGGCCACCCTCACCTGCTGTTCCGTCATGTGAGTGTCCTGTTGTTGCATGAAACGCAGCCAATACTTGGTTAAACTCATCATTGGAATGAGCTGCAAGTATAGTATCACCTGTTGTGAAACTAGACTGTCGTGCCGAATAGCCTGCCATTATCTTCTTCCTCCTGGGGTAAATTCTAATTGAAATCCTTTAACTGAAAATGAGTCTGCACTATTTTGATCATCTATTTGTAATGCTACTGCAAATCCAGAGCCTTCTACTGTTTGTCTTACTAATGGAACACCTGATGCATCGTATAGTGAACTACCATAAACTGCAGCACCATATTGTCCAGCACCACCTACTGTTGGTAGAGATATCTTTGCTGGTTGTGGACTATTCTGGTCATCATAGTTATATCTAAGAGCTAAGTTTGCATCAATAGATGTACCTTCACCTTCATAATTTAAATTAACTCTTTGCATATATTTTCTAATACCAGGGTCTCCCATTACCATATCAGGTGATCTATATACTGCTTGAATAGTAGTTGTAGTAGAACCTGTAGCAAAAGTATTTCCTGTTTCCATTTTATAGATGAATCCATCATAACCACCAAACACTTGTGTTTCTACATTACTAATAAAATCTGAATCTGTACAAGCTGGTTTAACACCAACCATATCAGCATATTCAAATCCAATAGACCCTGTGTTTGGGTTATTTTTTAATACACCTATAATTCCTTTTGATGATAGTTGACCTGTAGCATCTACTGGATAAAATAATCTATATTGTGATTTATCCCTAATAACCATAGATGTTATTCTATCTAATCCTATGTCATCAATTCTAGACTGTATTTGTCTAGATATAGATCCTAGTTCAACGTCACCAATTCTAGCTGTACCAGCAATAGTTCTTAAACCATCTGGTGCTAAAAATATAACATCACCACCAATCTCCTGAATACTACCACCATCTCTGCATCCAATATTTCTAGTAACTTCTTGCACTGCAAAATTACTTGTTGATGTCCCTGTTAATTTATAAATTCTATCTTGGCAAAATATAATTAATTCATTCCTAAATACTTTCATACCAACTACAGCAGAGTCAACTTTAAATGATCCTGCACCACTAGCAGTTGTAAAATTATCTTCTGCAAATGGTACACTAAATATAACTTCTTGTGAATTAGTTGCACCAGCATAAAACATATGGTTTTGAAATGCTTTTACAAACTTAGGATTACTTGGAGCTGTACCACCACCTGTTGCATTTACTACATCTACTGCAAAACTAGAATTAATTATTTGTGCAGGTGAATGTCCTGTTGCAATAATTAATTTATCTGTACCATCAAAATTAAATTTTTCAAAATCGTATGCCCTAGTAGCTGTACCTAGCCCAGTTGTTAAAGTTGTAAAACTACCACTAGTTGTACCTCTATGTATATCTCCACCTCTAGCTACAATTACTTGCCCATTAAATATTATTGAACAATCTATTACTAGACTTGTAGTGCTAGATCCCTGCGGTACTATTGTTGTATTATATTGTGCTGTTCCACTAACACGTCTATATCCACCTTTAATATCAGGCTCAAAGTTTTGTAGTATAAGAGCTTCTCCAGGTTGCATTGAAAACACATCTTTATTAAGTGTTAAGCCTCCTGCACAACTCACTACAAATGGTGATATAAGATCCGTTGCTGGCATTTATTAATCTCTAATTTTTCCACCAGTTTCTTTCATAAATCTATTATACATTTCCATTAAAATTTTTTGAGGTTCATTTGGAAAAATATCTTTTACTCTATCTTCTCTTAATGCTTTTTTATAAATTTCGTATTTAATATCACTAACATTACTTCCTGGTTCATATTTAGCTTGTAATTTTTCATCAGCTTTTTTATCACCATCCATATTGTCAGTAATTTTCATACCAACTTTTTTATCTTCTTCTTTTCCTCTAATAGCCATTATGCAACTCTGCCTCCTATATTTGTAGCAATACTTTCTGCAATTGTGTCACTACGCATATAGTCATTTTTAGTAGCGTAGTCTACTTTTAATAATCTTAGTTTTCTTTGAAAATCTCTATCTGCTAATTGTGCATGTTGTGGATCTGATCTAAGCATATAAGTATAATACTTAGCTCTATCTACAATCAGTGTACCAAATCTATCTGGTAAACTCATATTGTCACCATGTGCAGATAAATCTGTGTGTGTAGTATAATAATCATAGTGTACTGTATACTCACTAGTATTTGGCCTTGGACTTACACCAAATGCAGAGTGATCAGGCAATATATAAACTCTTAATGGTGCTGAGTAATTACCTTTATTATTTGTATCATCAGTTACTTTATGAATTTGTAAATAATTATCATATGATATATATGTT